CATTCGGACAGAAAACTCTACAAGATAGAGCATCTGCTTTAGATAGAATCAACGTAAGAAGATTGTTAATCAAAGTTAAGAAATACATCGCATCTACATCAAGATACCTTGTATTCGAACAAAACACGGCTACAACTCGTTCTAAGTTCTTAAATACAGTAAACCCATATTTGGAATCAATCCAACAAAGACAAGGTTTATATGCATTTAGAGTAGTAATGGATGAAACTAATAACACACCAGATGTAATCGACAGAAACATCTTAGCAGGAGCTATTTACTTACAACCTACTAAGACTGCTGAATTCATTGTAATTGATTTCAACATTTTACCAACTGGAGCAGCGTTCACGGCTTAATAAATAAAAAATAAAAAGAATCTATATTTATAGTAGTATAAAGGAGAAATAAAAAATGGCAGAAGTATTAGAATTCAACGATATGTTCTACACCAACTTCGAACCGAAGATGAAGAACAGATACATCATGGAAATTGATGGTATCCAGTCTTATCTTATTAAAACTGCAAATAGACCTTCTATTCAGTTCGAAACTGTAACCTTAGACCATATCAACGTTAAGAGAAAACTCAAAGGTAAAGGTGAGTGGCAAGATATCGAAATCACTCTATATGACCCAATCGTACCGAGTGGGGCACAACAAGTGATGGAATGGGTAAGAACTTCTCACGAATCTTTAACAGGTAGAGATGGATATGCAGATTTTTATAAGAAAGATATTCAAATCTATATGTTAGGACCTGTTGGTGATAAAATTGAACAATGGACTCTTAAAGGTGCATTTATCAACAACGCAGTATTTAACGATTTAGATTGGGCATCTAATGACCCTTCAGAAATTAGTTTAACACTTTCTTATGATTACGCAATTTTAGAATACTAATACTACAATATACTTTTGATACTTCCATAAAAGGTTCTCTTAGTGAGAACCTTTTTTTTTTCAACTTTTTTAAACTTATATATTTATATACAAACATTAAAACTTAGTTTATGGCAAATAATGATTTTCCAACGGAAGTGATAGAGCTTCCCTCTCAAGGAAAAGTATATCCTGAGGGACACCCGTTATCAAAGGGTACGGTGGAGATAAAGTATATGACGGCTCGTGAAGAGGATATACTTGCTTCCCAAAATTTGATAAGAAGGGGGGTGGTACTTGATAAGTTGTTCGAATCTGTTGTAGTAGAAGAAGGTTTAGACATTGGTGATATTTTCATTGGTGATAAAAACGCTATTTTACTTGCAACTCGTGTTCTCGGTTATGGTAAAGACTATCAGGTCGAGGTAACTGACCCATTCACATTAGAACCCCAAAAAGTAACAATTGATTTATCAAAGGTTCAAACTAAAGATATTGACTTTGATAAACTTAATAAAGAAAATAGATACGAATACACACTACCAACATCAGGTAAAAAGGTTGTTCTTAAATTATTAACTCATAAAGATGAGATTGATATTAATGCTGAAATTCAAGCACTACAAAGATTAACTGACAAAAAATCAGATGGACCTTCTCAAGACCTCTCAACACGAATGAGATATATGGTTGTTGAAATAGATGGTAATACTGATAGAGGATTCATTAACAACTATGTTAAGAATAACTTGTTAGCAAGAGATTCTCGTGCTATTAGAAACTATATTAAAGAAATAAGTCCTGATTTAGATTTAACTTTTAACTTTACATCAGAACTGACAGGTGATACGGAGGCACTTGATATACCATTTGGTGCCGGGTTTTTTTACCCTACCGAGTGATTACTCAATCCAACTCCATAACCAAATTTGGGAAATGGTTAATTATGGTAATGGATTTACTTGGTCTGAAGTCTATACCATGCCAATTCATTGGAGGAGGTTCTACTATAAAAAGTTAGTAGATTCTAAGAAGAAAGAAAAAGAGGAGATGGACAAAGTAAACAAAAAATCTTCATCAAAAGGGCCAAATGTAAGAGTGAGGAAATAATTCCTCACTTTTTTTGTGCTCTATATTTATAGTAGTATAAAAGTATAAAGGAGAAACTTATGTCCAAAGATAAAGTAAACGAAGGATTATTTGGAGCAGCAAAGAAGTTTTCAGATTCATTCTTTGATGGATTAAAAGCTAATGCTACAAATAGAGCATTGGCCAATGCAAGAAAAAATAAAGATATACCTCCCCCTATTGTTAAAAAGATGGTTCAAATAGATAAATTGGCAAAAGAACTTGAAGCTGATTTAAAAAAATATTCATAAGGATTGATAAATGGCTCTTAATGATGATTTAAGAAATATTAAACAAGTAGCAACAGCGGCTAAAGAAGAAATAAAGTCGATGCTAAAAGGTCTTGATGCACAAGGTATCGAGGCAAAGAAAATAACGCCAGAATATCAAAAACAATTAGAAATACTAAAAGAATCAAACAAAGAAATACAGAATATAAGAGAAAAATACAAACAAAATACAGATGCTTTGATATCACAAGAAGGTAAATTAAAAAATTTAAGTGGTTTACAAGCTAGTATTGCAAGTACAGAAAGAGCAAGAATAGGATTTCAAAGTACTTTGGGTGCTGAACACCAATCTTTATTCGATACATTAACATCTATTTCTGATAAGAACCAAGAACTTCTTGCGTTGTCTCGTGAAGATGTTATATCTCGTTCCTTACTTACAGAAGAAATTAGAAGTATGTTAGATGAACTCCAAGATGTTGGTGGGGTTAATCAAGGAATACTTGATACTATGGAAGAACAATTCCAAATTGCAAATGGTATATCAAGTATGTCTCAAAAACAACAAGGATTCCTAAATAAACAATTGGGTGTTTATGATGGTATTAAAGATACCATTGGTGGTATATTAGAAACCGCAAGTTTACTAACAAGTACGTTAGGAGGTGCAGTAGGTGGTGTACTCATAGGGTTGGGTATTGGTCTGAATAAAATAATGGGAGTTAATAAAGAATTGGGATACTCAGTAGACCAATTAAATGCAGCATCAACTGAAGCTGGATTACTTTCTTTCTTTATATCTGATGCTGGTGCCAATCTTAAAACATTACAAGATGAGTTTGGAGGAACAAAGAACTTATCAGCTGGTGTTCAAACGGATGTTGCCTTGTTATCTTTATATGCAGGTGCAAGTGGACAACAAATAGCTAAACTTACAGGTACGTTTGCAAGATTAAATGGTAGTTCAACTGCGGTAGCAATGGATATGATTGAAACTACTCGTCAGTTAGCTTACCAAAGAGGAGTTGCTCCTGGTCAGGTTTTACAAGATATGGCTGATGCAGCCGAGGAAACTGCAACATTCTCAAAAGGAACTGGTAGAAACTTAATGGAAGCGGCGGTAGCTGCAAGACAATTGGGTATTTCACTACAAACCGCTGGTGGTGTAGCAAATAACTTATTAGACTTTGAGTCATCTATAACAAAAGAATTAGAATTATCAGCTATGTTAGGTAAAAGTATTAACCTTAACAGAGCAAGAGGTTTGGCTTATGCTGGTAAAACAACTCAAGCGGTTCAAGAAGCAGTAAAACAATTGGGTGGATATAATGCATTTGTTGCTATGGACCCAATAATGAGAAAACAAACCGCTGATTTACTTGGTGTTTCTGTATCTGAATTAGAAAAGATGGCAAACAATCAAGGAAGAATTTCAGAAGGAACATCTTATACTCAACAAGCGTTTGATAAAATATCAGGATTAGCTAAAGCAGTTGGTAATAGTGTTGGTGATATGGCTATCGCTGCTGGTGGATTTGTAATGTCTCTTGGACAGGCAGTTATTCAATATAAAACATTGAAAGCACTACAAAATGCACCAACTACTGGTGGAGGTCTTACCAATATGGTTCAATCTAAATCAGGTAAGATGTTTGACGTTAATTCACCACAAGGAAGAATGATTGCAACAAAAGGAGGAACACAATCCTTACCACAAACATCAGGACCTGGTAATATAACCCAACAAACAAGTAATGCTGGTAGAAACATGAGTAATATTCTCAAAGGAGCAGCGGCAATGTTAATAGTTGCGGCGTCTTTATTCGTTCTTGGTAAAGCATTACAAGAATTTAGTGATATTGGTAAAGAACAAATGATTGCAGCTGGTGTTGGTTTGTTAGGATTAGTAGGTTCAGTAGCTCTAATGGGAGCACTTCTATCAGGTCCACAAGCAGCGGCAGTATTAGTAGGTGCGGCAGCTATGTTAGTTGTTGCTTCTTCAATTTACGTTCTTGGTAAAGCAATACAAGAAATGGCAACTGGTTTCAATATGTTAAGTGGAATTGGAGAAAATCTAACTCCTTTAATTGGAATGATACCTGGTATAATTGGTTTAGCTGCGGCATTTGGTGCACTTGGATATGGATTGGCTGCACTTGGAGCTATGGGAATGGTATCAATTCCTGTATTGTTAGCACTTGGAGCAGTTGGTGGTGGTATAGCCGCACTAGCTAGTTCATTTGGTGGTGGTAATAAAGAAGAAGGTGGTGAGGATTCTCTTTCGTATTATCAAACAACAATGTTAGATAAAATGGGAGAACTAATTAATTCAGTAAAAAATATAGATACAGATGTTTATATAAACGGAAGTTTAGTAACCGATAATGTAACTAAAAACCAACAAGCAAGTTATAAAAACTTAGCTGGTAGAGGTGTAGTATTTGGAGGAAGTTAATATGGGAAAAACATTATTAGAACTTTTTGAAAATAAAGATTCCTTCAAATATGGAACTGTTTACTCTGAAGTAAAAGAAGAAAAAGAAACTCGCTTTGAACAAGAAACAAGTGGTATCAGACCTTCATCTGCGGTAGAAATTGGCAATCCTTTGATTTATGGTACAGATACCATTAGAATTACCACAAGAACTACTGATATGTTGGATACCATAAAAAATGATAGAGGTAGACAAGGTATTGCTGGTTTAGCTTCTGGTGCGATTGCTAAAGCAAAACAAAAAGCAAATAACTTAACTGCTAAATTACTTGGTTTTCCTGCACCAAACAATCCATCTAATATTATAGCTATTGGTAAAAATAGTGGTCCTTTTTTACCTGGTGTTGGATTTACTCCAACCCCACCTTATGTATTTGAAAACTCAACTTCATTAAATCCAGCAATAATTGGACTAAAAGCAAGAAGTGCATTTACTGGTATTCCTTATGGGCCTGGTAATGAGCAAGATACAATGTATAATCTTGCTAAGATAAAAGATAAATATGGTGGAACTGAAATAGGAAAATTACTCAAAGCTTCTTTAGGTGGAAATCCATCAACTGTTGGTAAAGAATTGGCTGGTAATGCAATTCAACTTGCCAAAGATAAATTAAGAGATGCTATATTTGGTGGTGGTGATTTAAAAGCACCACAAACTGCCAAAAGAGATATGGATGCT